AAACTATTCCTAAAAGGAATTATAGATCTAACTCAAAAATTTGTGCAAGATGTCCAATTCAAAAAGCATGTTCTGAAGCAGAGGCGGGAACTATTAAAATAGATTCCTTGGAGAACCTCGGTGAAGAACTGTAAGTGGTGTGAAGATAAGTTTAAAGCAAAAGTAACATATCAGATTTATTGTTCTGAAGAATGCAGGGATGCTGCAACTAAAGAAAAGATTGCTGAAAGATATGTCATATCACGCAGACAAAAAAGAATTGGTAAAACTAGAAAGTGCAAAAACTGTGGCAATGATTTATCAATATATAATGATGAACCAATATGCACATTTTGCTTGATTAATCCAGTAGAAGTAGTTAAGGCATTAAAAAAAATTAGGATCATTGTTAATGACAAAGAATAAGTGGGGCATTGAAATGATGCCTAATAATATTTGTGCAATAGATGCAAGTACAAATAGTTTGGCTTTTTCTGTTTATAATAATAAACAACTTGGATTTTTTGGAAAAATTAATTTTACTGGAAACACAAATTATGAAAAGGTTGGAGACGCTTGTATAAAAACTCAGGCCTTGTTTGATTTATATGATATAGATGCTGTAGTTATAGAGCATACAGTATTTATGAATAGTCCAAAAACTGCTGCTGACCTGGCCCTTGTACAGGGTGCTATCATTGGTGCCTTGAAGATTTGCGGGGTATCAACAGTTGGATCAGTCTCACCAATTACATGGCAAAACTTTATAGGTAATAAGAAGATATCAAAAGAAGAAAGAGTATTAATTGTAAATAAAAACCCTGGCAAATCAGAGTAAGAACTATAAGGTTTGTTAATACAATATATGATAAAAATATAAATGATAACGATGTTGCTGATGCTTGTGCTATAGGCCATTGGGCTATAAATAACTGGCAAAAAGCCATGAGAGTCGAGGTTTAACATGGCTTCTGGTAAAATGTATACTAGTGAAGTTTTTATGCGTAAGAGATATCTTATGGATAGAAAGTCACCAGAAGAAATTGCTAAAGAATGTGGCTGTAGTGTCGAGACAGTATACGTGTATTTGGCTAAATTTGGATTGAGGAAATCAAAAAGATGACTACAACAACTCAGCACACCATTGCTAATATTTGCGATAATATAAAGACTATGCTTATTGAAAAAAATAAATCATATGGCGATTCCGCACTTGATCCTATTAGAATATTTTCTAAAGGAAGTTCAGATGAACAAATAAAAATAAGAATTGATGACAAGTTGTCAAGAATATCCAGAGGGTCTGAATTTTATGGAGACAATGATTTGGATGACTTGATTGGATATTTAATTTTATTAAAGGTTTCAAAGGTTTACAACAAGGAGGAGTTATAAAATGAAAGATCAGTTTGACCCTAATGAAATAAGAACAGAAGAAGAAATGTACGATAATCTATTTAATTATAATGAAAAAAATAGAAATTATCAACCTTTACCAAAACAAGATGGGGTTAATTTATATGAAACCCTCAATAGTGAGTTTACAAAAACTGCTAAACAAAGTTATAAAACTTTGCTACAAAACGAAAAGGTAGAACTTCCATTTTCAAGACAGTTGACTGGATGGAATAATTTAATTGAAGGATTGTACAGAGATTCTAAAAAATTAGATGATAGTCAACTATGGGTTGATTTTCCAGAAGATGATTTTGTTCCTAACAGACAGGGTTTTAGAGCAGATGAATTTAAAAAAGATCATGAAGGAAAGCATATTCTTTTTAATGGTTGTTCAGTAACTTATGGACAAGGACTATATACAAATGAGACTTGGTCTTATTTATTATATAAGATGATATCGGAAAATGAAAAGGTCTCTGGTTATTACAACATTGGCACTCCAGGAAAAAGTATATTTGATATTGTTGCAAGTACCTTTAAGTATATAGATAAGTATGGCAATCCAGATGAAATATTTTTAGATTTGCCAGATTTAAATAGGTTCTATGCATTAAATTCAGACAGTACGGCAGAATTTGATAAACCTATGGGACCAGGAGATACATTCTATGCACTAAATGACAACTATAGACACTCTATTGTAAAGCAGGATACTACGTTGTCAGTATTTGTTCATACTTTGTATATCTATATGTATCAATATCTAATGTTTTTAGAAGTATATTGCAAATCAAACAATATAAAATTGTATTTGTTTTCCTATGTTAGAGGAACAGATGCATTCTTTAGACTATGTAATTTAGATAATTATATTGTTACTACAGATATAGAACAAATGCAAGAAATTGAAGAGGGAGTATTTAACTATACAGAAAGTCACAAAGACGATAAGTATACTATGATTGCCAGAGATGGCAGACATTACGGCACAGCGTTTCACTATGTTTGGGCTAAAATGTTGTATAACATATATAAAGGAAAAACTGATGTCAACTGAGCAAGACCTAGTTCAGCATTTAGATCAGGTAAATAAAGTTGTTGAAGAATATTTAAAAGGAAGCGATCCTACAAGGATATCTAAGCAACTTGCAATACCAAGACAACAAGTAGTTAGTTTAATTAATGAGTGGAAGGTTATGGCTTCCGCTAATGATGCTATTCGTGCTAGAGCAAAGGAAGCCTTAGTTGCTGCTGATACACATTATAGTAAATTAATAACAAAAGCATATGAAGTTATTGAAGATGCAACTACTACAGCCAACCTTAATGCTAAAAGTCAGGGTATTAAACTTGTATTAGATATTGAATCTAGAAGAATAGATATGTTACAAAAAGCAGGTCTTTTAGAAAACAAGGAATTGGCAGAAGAAATGGTTCAGATAGAAAGAAAACAAGAAGTTCTTATGAACATATTAAAAGATGTTGCTTCTGAGTATCCACAAGTTCGTGATGAAATCATGAGACGACTTTCAAGTATTGCCAAAGAAAGCGAAGTGGTTACAGTTGTCCATGATGTTTGATGATTTTTTAGAAGTATTAAAAGATAATCCATTTGAAGAAATTCCAGTAGATGCTAAAACATTTATTGAACATGAAGATTATTTAGGACAACCTGGGTTATCAAAAATTCAATATGACATAGTTGAGGCTATGAGTCAAATTTATAAAAAAGAAGAACTGATAGAACTTTTAGGTGAAAAAGAAGGTACAGAGTATTATAATAAATATACTAAGAATGAAATTATTCTCCAGTTAGGAAAAGGTAGTGGAAAAGACTTTACATCTACTGTTGCTTGTTGTTATATTGTTTATAAGTTGCTTTGTTTAAAGGATCCTGCTAAATATTTTGGTAAACCATCAGGTGATGCTATTGATTTAATTAACGTTGCTATTAACGCACAACAAGCCAAGAACGTTTTCTTTAAAGGTTTTAAAACTAAGATTGAAAAATCTCCGTGGTTTGTAGGAAAGTTTTACGCAAAAGCAGATAGTATAGAATTTAATAAATCAATTACAGTTTATTCTGGACATTCGGAAAGAGAATCACACGAAGGTTTAAACCTTTTACTTGCAGTGCTTGATGAAATTTCTGGCTTTGCTTCAGAAGTTGGAACTGGTAACGAACAAGGAAAGACAGCAGAGAATATTTATAAAGCATTTCGTGGATCAGTAGATTCTCGCTTTCCAGATTTAGGAAAGGTAGTATTATTATCATTTCCAAGATATGTTGGAGACTTTATATCACAAAGATATGATGATGTTATTTTAGAAAAAGATGTTATTGAAAAAACTCATAGATTTATTTTAAATCCAGCATTGCCAGAAAATGAAGTAGGCAACACGTTTGATATTTCGTGGGAAGAGGACGAGATTGTTTCTTATAAATATCCTGGAGTATTTGCATTGAAAAGACCTACCTGGGAAGTAAACCCAACTAGAAAAATTGATGATTTTAAATTAGCATTTTATACAGATCTTGGTGATGCAATGATGCGTTTTGCATGTGTTCCTACATATGCTTCAGATGCATTTTTTAAGCAGGCAGACAAAGTTAGAGCCTGTATGACTGGTAGAAATCCTATAGATAACTTTAAGAGATTTGATGAAGCATTTAAACCTGATCCAGATAAAACATATTATGTTCATGCTGACTTAGCCCAAAAACATGACAAGTGTGCTGTAGCAATTGCTCATGTTGAAAAATGGGTAAACGTTCAAGTTATAAAAGACTATGAGCAGGTATCTCCAATTGTTGTTGTAGATGCAGTGGTTTGGTGGGAACCTAAAACAGAAGGTCCAGTAAACCTATCAGAAGTAAAGCAATGGATTCAAAACTTAAGAAGAAATGGATTTAATATAGGTTTAGTAACGTTTGATCGTTGGCAATCATTTGATATTCAAAATGAATTAAAAGCAGTTGGAATGAAAACAGATACCGTATCTGTTGCTAAAAAACATTATGAAGACATGGCAATGCTTGTATATGAAGAAAGACTTGTTATGCCATCAATTGAATTATTGTTTGAAGAATTAACTGAACTAAAAATTATGAAAAATGATAAGGTAGATCATCCTCGTAAAAAATCTAAAGACTTAGCAGACGCAGTTTGTGGTGCTATATTTGGTGCAATTGCTAATACACCCAAAGATATTAATTTAGAGGTAGAGGTTCATACATTTGCAGATAGACCAAAGCAAGATAAGTATAAAGATGTGTTTGTTAATAATAATGTAATTAGACCAGAGCCACCTAAAGAAGCACTAGAATATCTAGAGCAGTTTAAACTAATTTGAAAAAAATGTTATAATTATACTATCTCTTATTGGGGGTAGTTATTAAATTAACGCTTTTAGGACTCTTCGCAGAGCAATCTTTGTCTTTGTAGTAGCAACAATACTACTTCTTTCCTGCACGCCACAGCAGGCTCATGCAGAGGCAGCACCTTGTGATACCTATCAGGTAAACGGTGGAGATCAAGCCTTTTTAATGAACTTGAATACCCCTCTTAAATGGGGAGACACAGTTTACACAAACAATATTTATGTAAGTCCAAAAGGAACTATTACATTTGGTGCAGGAGATTATACATTTTGGGATTACCCTGCAACCCCATCTATATCAATTGGATCTTTTGATTATCATGCATTTCCAAATAGTGCAGCAGGTGGATGGAGTCCAGGATGGGGTTATGGAAATAATTTATATGTTAGATATGGATCTACGGCAACTTCTATATGTGTAGATTGGAAGGTAATGGTATGGGGACAGAGTTCTGGAAATCCAATTTATATAAGAATGTTAGCAGAAGTAAATCCAATAAATTACACATGGACACCAACTTATGAAGTAAGTGCTAATGCACCTGCTAACGCTAGATATGGTGCTAGATACACACAAAATGGCCCTATTCAACCATTAAGTGTTCAAACTATTACTCAGCCACCTGCTCCAAGTCCAACACCAAGTCCTACAGCAACCCCAACACCTACTCCAACCCCAACACCTACTCCAACCCCAACACCTACTCCAACCCCAACGCCTACACCTACGGAAACCATAACTCCTACACCCACCCCAACTCCAACACCTGAACCTAGTCCAACTCAGACTCAAGATCCTGATCCAGTTCAACCAACTCAAACCCCTGAGCCAATTGTCGAACCAGAACCAGTAGTGACACAGGAACCAGAACCAGAAGTGACAGAAGAGCCACAACCAGAACCTGTAATCGAACCTTCACAAGAACCAACTCCTTCAGAAGAAATTATACCAGTTGAGGAACAAGTCAATAATGCAATTGATGATTTATTGGTTAACAATGAAGAAATTTCTACTGAACAGTTATCAAACATTGCAGATTTATTACAAGAAAATTATGCAGTAGATGAAGCAATGCCAGTAGCAGATTTAGTTGAAGAATTAAATACTGAACAATTAATAGAATTTTTAGAAGAATTAGATCCTAATCAAGAAATTGAATATAAAGAAGGTGTTGTTTTAGAAGCAGGCGTTGTTGTTATATTTGAACAATTGGCAGATCCTGCAGCCCTAGTAGGAGAGTTACTGTCAGACCCTGGCCAAGTTATAGAAGCACTTGGTCAATTGGGTGCTGACATGACAGAAGAAGAAAGAGAAGATTCACAAGATGTTGTTGTTGCAGCAGTTGTAGCAAGTCAAATTGCAACAATGGCTGCAGTGACAGCAATTCCACCAAGTGCACCATCTGCACCAAG